ACTGAAGAAGCCGTTGAGGACAACCTCTACGACCGTCTTTCTGTTCGCTACACCAAGGCGCTGGCTCGTTCCATGTCCAACACTAAGCAAGTAAAAGCTGCTTCTGTGCTGAACAATGGATTTACTGGTGGTCAGTTTGCTGGCGGCGACGGCGTGGCTTTGATGTCCATTGCCCACCCAACTGCATTAGGCCCAGACTTTGCTAACCGTCCAGTTGTTGCTGCTGACTTGAACGAGACTTCTCTCGAACAAGGCATCATCGACATCGCCTCGTTTACGGATGAGCGCGGCTTGAAGGTTGCATTGACTGCTCGTAAGTTGATCGTTCCTAAAGAGTTGCAGTTTACTGCAGAGCGCTTGATGAAAACTGTTCAACGCACTGGCACTGCTGACAACGACATCAACGCGATCAAGTCCATGGGCTTGATTCCTGAAGGATACTCTGTCAACCATTACTTGACAGACACAGATGCCTTCTTCTTGTTGACTGACGCACCTAACGGTTTGAAGATGTTCAACCGTTCACCTATCAAAACCGCTTTTGAAGGCGATTTTGAGACAGGTAACGTCCGTTACAAGGCCCGTGAGCGCTACAGCTTTGGCTTCAGCGATCCACGTGGTATCTACGGTTCTCCCGGCGCTGCATAAACGTTTGGAAAATATAAAAAAGGGGGCTTGCGCCCCCTTTTCTTTTGGTGTATATTTCTTTTACCCCGGGCTTATCCGGTGCATCAAACAGTCCCGGCTGACGACATACAGATTGATGCACTACAACTTGTATGTAAGGAAAAATCATGGCACGTACTACTTTTTCGGGCCCAGTCCGGGCTGGCTATCAAGGCGGCAGCGCAGGCGCTCAACAGCCAATCACTCCCACAAATATCAATACTGGCACAGTTATTGAAGTTGACCAAGGCACGGGAGCTTATGGTTTTTATGCCCGTGTTGAACCCACTGTAGGGTTTGGTTCTAGCGCGTTTGCAACGCCCGGTGAAGCTTACGGAATGTTTGGCCGCACTCAGTCCGGCGCTCCCTTTGCAACAGTCCCCTCAACCAACTTTAACCACATGGCTGGCGTTGTTGGCAACTTTGCGGTAATTGGTTCTTACGCTAACAACGGCTTGATGGCTGGTGTGATGGGTATTATCAACACCAACACTTTGTCTGGCGATGCTGCTGTGATGGCTTTTATGGCAGGTGATTCTGGCGTAACAACTGCCCGTGCAGCTTTTGGCGTTGCCATGGCTCAAACTACCCCCGGTTCTGGATTTGAATTTGGTATTGACTTGAAGATGCAAGACCCTGTTCTTGATGGTGGTGGCCCTTCTAGCGTTATTCCTTACACCAAAGCCAACATTCGCATGGAAGATGATGTTGTGGTTATGGTTAACACAGGCGTTCCTGTTGACGGTACAACGGGTGACAACTTTGCTGGCCCCGGCTCCATGTATATTGACAGCACCGGTGCAAACCTTTACCTCCAGACGGGTTTAATTACCAGCCCAGTTTGGAAGCTGGTCACTCGCGCTTCCTAATGTTGACGCACAAAGACCCAGAGGTTCAAGCTATGCTTGGGCTTCTGGAAAGTCAAAGAGATCATGCTATGGGACTTGTAGCGGCAATGGCAAAGGAAAATGCGGAGTTAAAAGCCCGCAGGGTAGAAGCAAAAGAACCGGAGCAACAACATGACGACTGATGTCAAACAAGCGCATATAAACACAAGTGGTTTTTTAGTGCTGGGGCGCAACCGCGTCAGGGCTTTGTCCTTTGTAGGAACGGCTTCAGCGGGAACATTGGCAATGTTTGATACTGATACTGCCCCTGTAACCTCGGGCGTCACGTACGGGCGCACGGGAACAACTGTAACAGTAACCAAGACGGCTCACGGGCTTGTTACTGGGGATACTGTTGGAATTCATTTTGAAGCGTTCCCCTCAGCTACGGATGGCAACTATGTCATTACCCGAGTTGATGCAAACAACTTTACGCTTACTGACATTAACAGTGGGTCTATCTCAGGTAGCCCTGCAGCGGTGTATGTCAGCGGTGGCGGCTCGTGGCTCTTGACGTATGAATCCGCGGCCACAGACATCTTTAACAATGCTCCTGAAATCCCAGAAGACGGAGTGCTGGCCCTTAAAGGTGTCTATGCGTACATGGACAACATAACTGTCACTAACATTTATTATGGCTAAAAAAGGCCCTTCTCTCTCTGTTGGTCGGGGCGAGAAGCTTCCGATCTCTAAGGGTGCGGGCCTGACTGCTAAAGGCCGGGCTAAATACAATGCTGCTACAGGCAGTAATTTAAAAGCTCCTCAGCCTAAAGGTGGTCCACGAAAAGATTCTTTTTGTGCTCGTATGTCCGGGATGCCCGGTCCTATGAAAGACGAAAAAGGCAGACCAACACGCAAGGCGGCAGCCTTGGCAAGATGGAAGTGTTAAATGGACGGCAACACAATTTGGTTAGCAATCCTTTCCGCTGCATTTGGCGGATTGTGGTTTTTTATTCGCGAGAAATTTGACGAGCTTAAACGAATTGACATTTTGTTGAATAAGACTCGTGAAGAGATTGCTCGTGACTACACAACCAATGCAGAGGTGCAGAGGATTACTGATCACATTGATCAAAGGTTTAACCGGCTTGAAGAGAAGATTGATCAGCTTATTCGGGCAGGAAAATAATGTATTTAACAAGCAACATTCCGTATTTTAAATGTTGGGTAAGAAAAGAATTTACAAATGGCCATCAGAAGTATCAAGGTGAGTACCTTCATGCGTTGGCTGTAGCGGTAACAACCATCCCTGATAGGAGCTTGAGTTTTCAGGTTATTTTTACGGGCTGTGAAGCAGATGATGGCAGTCAAGAGAATGTGCATGGTGGGGCAATGTGGGCACGGATGCCCCTTGCGGCTTTAGTTGGAGACATTCCTTTAGAGGTGTGGCCAGAACGTATGTTGAATCATTTATCGCAGCCTTGGGACTGCAATTCATACAATCACTCCATCATCAGTTTGGAGCGGGCAAAGCCTTCTCCTTGGTTGTGCAAAATTAACAATGAATTTTTTACCGGCAGATACTTGTTCACGGTAGACTATGCGGAAAGCGACGTATCTGAGGATCCATCGCAGCACAAACAGAGTCACGTGTTGATATTGACTGATGCGGGTAAATGGACAGGAAATATTGTGGCACTGCCTAACAACAGGGTCCGCGTAACGAGTCCAGCGTATTGGGTTACAGGACAGGGAGCGCCTGATTTCAGGCCAAACCAATGGATTCATTGTGCGGAGCAAGATGACTCGTACATGGATGCGGAAGAAACTTTTAACAACCTCTATCAGGAGAAAAAAGATGATGAACTCTAAGATGATGGCCAGCGGTGGCATGATGAAATCTAAGATGGGTGCCAGCGGCGGCATGAAGAAAAAAGGCTATGCTGCAGGCGGCGCTGTTGATATGGCGGGCCCAGAGGGCAAGACCATGAGCCAGCCTGTTAAGAAAACAGTGACAGGTCAGACTGTTTCAGTGCGTGGCGTAGGTGCAGCACGTGCTCAAAAAGCAACCATCTATTAAAAAATGACTACCTCTGGCGTCTCCTCCTACAACCCGGACTTCGATGAGATCATCACCGAAGCGTATGAACGCTGCGGCGTGCAAGTCCGGGATGGATATGACGTTTTATCTGCGCGCCGTTCATTGAACTTGATGTTTGCTGAGTGGGCTAATCGCGGATTAAATTTGTATACGATTGAGCAGCGGCAGGTGGTTTTAGTTGCTAATACGTTTGAGTACACGTTGCCGGATGACACAGTAGATGTTTTGTCTGCGGTGATACGTACCAATTCTGGTCAGTCTGATCAACAAGATATTACGATTGATCGGATTGGCAGTGCAGAGTATTTGCACACACCCAACAAGTACACCCCTTCCCGTCCTGCACAGTTTTATGTGCAGCGCACGGTGCCGGCAAAGCTGTTTTTGTATCCCGCGCCCGATGCAACGCAGCAGTACATCTTTCGCTACTATGGCATTCGCCGTATACAAGAAACTGGTGCAGTCACCAATACAGCGGACATTTCTTTCCGCTTTCTGCCTTGTTTGACTGCAGGTTTGTCATACTATTTGGCTGTCAAAAAAGCACCAGATCGT